AACGTCTAAGCAAACTGCGCTGGTTGAGCACCTCGTAGCAAATGGCGGAACCATAAAGGAAGCCGCAGAAGTTGCAGGGTACAGTGTGGGAGAATCAGGAAGAGTAAGTGCAAGCAAGGCTTTAGCCCTACCGCATGTTCAAGCCTATATGATGCAGAGGATAAGGGATGAATTGGGAGTCAAAGCTACCAGCGCTTTACACAGGGTAATGCACCTCTCATCGTCAGCTAAGAGCGAGTATGTTCAGCTTGAAGCAAGTAAAGACTTGCTCGATCGCGCAGGGCTTAAAGCCCCAGATAAACATATGCACTTACATGCCGGAGATATCAAAGTAGAGATAGACTTAGGTTGACCAAACGTGGCGTGTTTCTATTTCCTTGCTCTTACTCTGAATGGGGGGTGGGGGGAAAAACGGGCTACGCTCCCATCGCCGAGGACCCATACAAACATTATAGTCAAAAAAGGCTCGTTGACTAAAACCCCATTACTTTGGTATTGTTTGGAAAATATTTTTTTCTTTTAAAGGTTCGATATGGTTAATCTACTCCCCGAGAACGCATACCAATATGCTAGGTTCCTAGTTGGGAATAAGATAACAAACATGTTCGGTGTTTCCGTTGATGGGTTTAGTGTTAGGACAGAAAGATTTTCAGAAGATCAGTTAGGTGTTCTTCGCTCTGCTGTTGAGAACGCAAGGGCTGATGGCCGCTCTTATGTTGAGTATAGAGACTATCCGGCTATGAAGGATGGTACGCGCCCAGAAAATTTTTACAGTGGTAAAAGGCAAGAGCAAAGCGACTTAGACTTATACGTCAAGTCTGCAACAGACCCAGTGTTTGAAATGTTTACCCTTGTTGGTGGCTTTACATTCAAGGATAATGAGGACGGTGGGTTTGCTATTGATGACCACTACGGGTTTGATAAAAGCAAAAGCATTGAGAGCAAACGCGCCAATCCAATGGATGCCTATGCTGAAAGAGTTTACGAAGCTCAAGATGTAAACCAAACATATAATTTTAGTATCAAAGGTAATATTCCACCTGCAGGCAAGTCCTTTGAAGGCTATGACTATGCTTCCAATGTCTTCAGAGGAATATACAATACAATCTCAAATACCTTTAATTCACTTGGTGAGATTAAGACTGATGATGTTCCGCTTGAGTTTATGATAGCTGCAAGAGAGAAATTGGATAATTTCTTTTCTGCCAATCAAGATGCAAGTGTTGTTTCGTTTGATGAGTTAGGTATGCCTGATGTGGAAGAGATGCCTAGTGTAATGCAGTACTTTGCTGCCCGTCAGACTAGAGATGGTGGCTATCAGATATTCGATAAGTTTAAGGTCTTTGCTGAAGACATGGGTGGTGCGCTAGGCCCGATGCTTGATATTGATATTAAAGTGCCGCCTGCTGATAGAGTTATTGGGAACATACCAGATATTCCTGTTGATCTTGGTGTGCGTAACCCTACTCTACCAAATGCTTTGTTAAGTAACGAGCGTTTGCAACAAGCCACTACTACAATTAAAGATCGTATCTATAACAGAAATGATGATGATCTATCTTTCTCAGATGCCTTTGCCAAGAATAGAAAGGCTGGTGCTGAGACATTCAAATGGCGCGGCGGCGATTATACTACCCTTTATGCAGAGGAAGTTGCTAATGGCTAAGGAACGCGACCCACGTTTAGTGCGCCTTGGTTTGAAGAGATACAATCAGGCAAAGCGTACACCTAATCACCCAACTAAGTCTCATGTTGTGGTGGCAAAAGAGGGTGACAAGATCAAGACAATTAGGTTTGGTGAGCAGGGTGCTAGTACTGCTGGCAAGCCTAAAGCTGGAGAGTCTGATCGCATGAAGAAAAAACGTGCCAGCTTTAAAGCAAGGCACAGACGCAACATTGCCAAGGGCAAGATGTCTGCGGCATACTGGGCAGATAAGGTGAAGTGGTAATGAATAAGCCTAAACTCGGCAGCGGCGAACGCTTTAAAAAACTTACAGCTAAACTCAAAAAGCAAGGTGTCAAAGACCCAGAGGCTTTGGCCGCAAGCATTGGCCGTAAAAAATATGGCAAACGAAAAATGCGCCAGCTAGCAGTTGCGGGGCGTAAGCGTGGCTAAGAAACAAGCACCTTCATCCTATGTTGCAGTCACCAAAGTAAAGCGACGCAACAAACCAAAAGGCCTTAACGTTCGTAAGAAACTCGGCCCTAAAAGCAATATGAGGATTAAAAATGGATACTGAATATTTTTTTGCTGACGGAACGCCATATAAAGGCCCTACCTGTGACCTTCCTGATGGTCGTGTCGTGTCTGGCAAAACGTATACAACGGAAAGCCGCCGAGTACATACACGCGACAGCTTGCCTGAGAATGTAGTGCCTACAGTTATTAATGCTGTTCCTTCTGCAACCAGAGCAGGTACTCGTAAAAAGAAGGTTTAGTTTAGATGGCTGTGAATGAAGCTGGCAATTACACAAAGCCAACGATGCGGCGCAGGTTGTTTAAACAAATTAAAGCCGGAACAAAGGGCGGTAAAGCTGGCCAGTGGTCTGCTCGTAAAGCACAAATGCTTGCTAAAGAATACAAGAAACGTGGCGGCGGGTACACGGATTGAGGACTAGACTATGGCACTCAAGGAATCACAGAAGAGCCTACGAAGTTGGACGCGACAAAAGTGGCGCACCAAAAGTGGTAAACCTTCTACACAAGGGCCAGAAGCAACAGGCGAGCGTTATCTGCCAGAGAAAGCAATTAAGGCTCTATCTAGTGAAGAGTACGCCAGAACAAGCCGAGCCAAACGACGCGCAATAGCTAAGGGCAAACAGTTTTCAAAGCAGCCAAAAGGTATAGCCAAAAAAGTTAGGGAGTATAGAAAATGAGTTTCCTTCATACAATCAGTGAAGAAGAGCGTCGCGTTCTTAGAAAGATCGTCAAGCAGGTTCACTTCAAACACTATCCCAAAGAGTTTTGTACAGACTATGAGGCTGACAAGATGATTGCATCTATCGGCCCTGAAGTCGTTGAAAACTTAATTCGGATTGGGAAGGATATGAAGGTTGACAACCTTTAAGTACAAAGCTGACGGAGAAGTATTAAAGTCTTTTATGAAAGACAATACTTTCTTTCGCGGCATCCGTGGGCCTGTAGGTTCCGGCAAGTCTGTGGCTTGCTGTATCGAAGTCTTTAGACGCGCTCTTGCGCAAAAGAAAAACGATGAAGGCATTCGGAAATCGCGGTGGGCAATCATCCGGAACACCAACCCACAACTTAGAACTACTACAATAAAGACTTGGCTTGACTGGTTTCCAGAAGAAGACTGGGGAAGGTTCCAATGGTCTGTTCCATATACGCATCATTTAAAGCGTGGGGATTTAGACCTTGAAGTTATTTTTTTAGCGCTAGATCGACCGGAAGATGTTAAGAAGCTGCTGTCTCTTGAGTTGACTGGTATCTGGATAAATGAAGCTAGAGAATTACCAAAGTCTATTATTGATGCTTGCACAATGCGTGTTGGCCGTTACCCATCTATGCGTGAAGGCGGGCCAAGCTGGACTGGCGTAATAGCTGATACCAACGCGCCGGAAGAAGATCACTGGTGGCCTATTATGTCTGGTGAGGTTCCTGTGCCAGACCATATCCCTGCTGAAGAAGCTAAGATGCTGGTCAAGCCTGACAACTGGATGTTCTTTACACAGCCAGCCGGAATGATTGAGAAGCGGGACAAGGATGGGAATGTAGACGATTATGCTCCAAATCCATGCGCTGAGAACCAATCCAACATGCTTGAAAGTTACTATCCCAACCTGATTAGAGGTAAAACTAAAAGCTGGATTGATGTTTATGTTATGAACAAACTTGGTGTCATCCAAGATGGGAAACCAGTTTACAATATGTTTGTTTCTGATACTCACATTGCAAAAGAAGAAATACCTGTTGCTGATGGTATGCCAGTCTATGTTGGGCTTGATTTTGGTTTGACTCCGGCTGCTGTGTTTGGTCAGAAGGTTCGGGGGCGCTGGCTGGTTCTCCAAGAGATTGTTGCCTTTGATATGGGTATTGTTAGGTTTGCTGAGTTGCTTCGGCAGGAGTTAGCTGTTAGATACGCTAACTGCGAAGTAAATATATTTGGCGATCCTTCAGGTGACTTCCGTGCACAGACTGATGAAAGTACTCCTTTCCAAGTATTGCGTGGCGCTGGCTTACGAGCAAGGCCAGCCCCAAGCAATGATGTATCGTTAAGGATTGAGGCTGTATCACAACCGCTTCAACGTATGGTTGAAGGCAAGTCTGGTTTGTTGATTGACCCTCGATGCCGTGAATTAATTAAAGGTTTTGAGGGTGGCTATCACTATAGGCGTATGCAGGTTTCTGGTGAACGTTACGATGATAAGCCAGATAAAAATAGATTTTCTCACATTCACGATGCAATGCAGTATATGATGCTAGGTGCGGGGGAAGGTCGTCAGGTTATGAATAACCAAAACGTGACAAGACCTTTTCAAATTAAACGTGAGTTTGATGTCTTCACAAGAAAGGCAAAAAAGAGTAAAAGTAGTCTATGGTCTAGGTTAGGATAGAGTTATGGCTTACGATGTACAAAAGCTGTTAGATAAAAATACGTCATATAGTGAGTATGATTACTCTGGCGCTCAACAAGCTATGGGTTCTATTAACCGCATCTTGTCGACAAGTTCAGCTATTCCCATGTCAGAACGTAAGCGGCTTGTTAATGACTTAAACACAATTCAATCCAACTACAATCGAAATATATCTTTATTAAAGCAAGCTGAAGTTGACAAGAAACGTCAAATTGAAGAACAACAAAAACAAATTGCAGCAGAAGAAGCCAGGCTTGCCGCAGAAGAAAAACGCATTGCAGACCTAGAAGCTAAGAAAAAAGCAGAGCAAGCAGCTGCTCAGAAAGCTGCCGCAGCCGCCAAAGCCGAAAGAGAGAAAGCAATTTCTTTACTTGGGCAAGAAGATATTCAGGGCGTGGCCAAAGAGTTTGGTACTGTTGACCTTGAGGTGGCAAAAGAAATCAAAGCCCAGCGCGATGAAAACATTCAAAAGCAAGCTGAGGCTGATGCCATTAGTGAGAGCGCTGTTCGTATGAGCAGGGCACAAAGAGGAAGGCGGGGAACAGCAACATCCACTTCAGGTGGTCGTGGATTTTTTGAAAGATACTTTCAGTAGGAGTTGATTATGGATTGGTCTAGCGCATTTTTTAAAGCACTTCCGAGTTTGCTCTATACTGGTGCGGCTTTGTATGAGTCTCGCAAAGCGCGTAAACAAGAACAAAGAATTAATGCTGAGTACGAAAGAGGGCTTCAAGAGCAACTTAAATTGCTGGAAGGCCAGCAGTTTACGTTAGAGCAAATGCGTTTAGACCTTGCCCGTCGTGAGCAGGAAGCTAAACAAAGAGAAGTTCAAGCAGAGAAACAAGTTGAAGTCCAAATTGAAAAAGAGCAAGAAGTAAAGAAAGAAGCCAAAGCTGAAGCTGTTGAGGAAGAAGTTAAAGGTTTAACTCGTCGGCGCGGTAAGCGATCTGTAACCACAAGTCCTAGCGGTGGCATGGGCTTTTTTGATGAGTACTTTGCATAATGCACAAAGATATAGCTAAAAAATATATTGAGAAATATAACAAAGCCAAAGCAGAACGGGCTAACTTTGAAGACCTGTTCCAAGAGTGTTATGATTATGCTTTGCCTCAACGTGAGGGATTTCATCATCAAGTACCTGGGCAACGCAGAGATGATAAGATATTTGACGAAACGGCTGTCGTCGGTGTGCAAGAATTTGCGTCACGCCTACAATCGGGCCTTGTTCCTAACTTTGCTCGGTGGGCTGATTTTGTGGCTGGAAGTGAAGTTCCTCCAGAAGAAGCTGACGAAATTAACAACCGACTTGATGAAGTAACTGAATATATTTTTGAGGTTATTCAAAACTCAAACTTTGGCCAAGAAATCCATGAGTGCTTTATGGACTTGGCTGTAGGTACTGCTTGCTTAATGGTTGATGAAGGTGATGCTGTTTCACCAATTCGATTTACAGCAATCCCTCTGCCGCACATTGTCCTTGAGTCTGGCCCTAACGATAAGATCGATCATGTATATCGTGAACGTGAGTTGCGCTACCAAGACCTTTCCTATGTTTACAAGAAGGGTAAGTTCAGCACACAGATGCAGCGCCGGATGCAGGAAACTCCAGATGGCAAGGTAAAGGTTCTTGAGGTTGTTTGTCGCTTGTACGATGTGATAAACGAAGAGCGCTATGGCTATTATGTAATTGATTTGCAGAACCAAGAATTAATTATGTCTGACATATTTAAAGGTATTGGTTCTAATCCATTTGTTGCTTTCCGTTGGTCTAAAGCTGCTGGCGAAACCTATGGTCGCGGCCCTCTGGTTAATGCCTTGAGTGCAATCAAGACGACAAACTTAACTGTTGAGTTGATACTTGAGAACGCACAAATGGCAATCTCTGGTATTTATCAGATGGATGATGATGGTGTAATTAATGTTGATACAATCAATTTGGTTCCAGGCACCGTCATTCCTAAAACCCCTGGTACGGCTGGCCTTCAGCCTATTAGTCCTGCTGGTAGTTTTGACGTGGCAGGTTTGGTTCTTAATGACATGCGCCTTAATATTAAGCGTGCGCTTTATAATGACATGTTGGGCGACCCTAACAAAACCCCTGCTACAGCAACAGAAGTAGCCGAGCGTATGGCTGATTTGTCTCGCCGTATTGGTTCTGCCTTTGGGCGTTTGATGTCAGAGATGGTTCAGCCTATCCTTCAGCGTGTTGTATATATTCTGAAGAAGCAAGGGCGTATTGACCTTCCGACAGTTAATGGTCGTGAGGTAAAAGTGCGTAGTGTATCGCCGCTTGCACAGGCACAAGCTAATCAAGATATTACAGTAGTCGATCGCTTCCTTGAATTGGTAGCGGTACGCTTCGGGCCAGAAATGGTTAATATGTTGATTAACTCAGAAGAGGCGGCAGTATATCTTGGCAAGAAGTTTGGTGTGCCGGATACTTTAATAAGGGACGAGGAGGAACGTCGTCAAATGCAACAGATGATGCAGATGATGGCACAGCAACAGCAACCTCCCGTAATGGGATAGATGTCAAAAGTTAGCATTGATGGCTTTGTCCGTGGTCAAGCAGCGGACGAAAAGATTTCACAAAACGTAGCAGCATTGTTCTCTGGTGATCTGGGGAAAGAGGTTCTGCGCTACTTGCGCTCTATAACAATAGAAGCTGTAAGTGGCGCGAACATTGGTGACGCTGAGTTGCGCCATTTGGAAGGCCAGCGTTACTTAGTCGGCCTTATTGAAAGGCGTATTAAACATGCAGAAAAGGTAAAAACCAATGAGTGAAGCAACAGATAATGCAGCGGTATCTGCCGCTGTACCTGACGCCACCCCTGAAAATACTGAAATCCAAACTCCGGTAGATACTCCAAGCGATCGACCTGAGTGGTTGCCAGAAAAATTTAAAACAGCAGAAGACTTGGTATCTTCTTATTCTCAGCTTGAAAGCAAACTGGGTAAGAGCCAAGAAGAGTTGCGCGAAAGTATTATAAGCGAACTTGAGCAAGAGGCTATGTCTAACGTGCCTCAAGATTCTGGTGGATATGAAGTACCGGAAGATTTGCCATTGAGTATGCAGATAAATGATAACGCTTTGTTGCGTTATGCTGAGTTTGCACACAAGAATGGATTTACCCAAGAAGAGTTTGTTGAAGGCCTGAATGATATTGCTGATATGATTCCCGTACCAGACTTAGATGCAGAGCGTGAGAAGCTAGGCGAAAACGCTAATGCTCGTATCGAAGCTGTTGCATTGTGGGCAAAAAATCAATTTGACGATGAGTATCAAGAAGAAATTCTGCGGCTTGGGCAGTCTGCAAATGGTGTCCGGCTGTTAGAAGTAATGATGCAAAACATGTCAGATACAAAGGTAAGTAATGATGTGTCTACACCATCTAGGTTGTCTGAAGCAGACCTTCGATCAATGATGAGCGATCCGCGTTACTGGAACCAGAACCAACGTGACCCTGCTTTTATTAAGCAAGTTGACGAAGGCTTTGCAAAATTATACAAATAGTAGCCCGTGATCTGTTCCTCCATCGGGCTGAGGCTCACGTTCTCCCTGCGTGAGCCTCTTTTTTTATTGCAAATTATGTGAATTTAAGGCATTTATATAGTTGTGAAAGGCCCTTGTAGAAGCTGATGGCCCGTAAGGATAACCAGTTGATGCTTAAAGAGGACAACCAATCCGATAAATATGTTTAACTTCTTTTTATAAGGACATGCTAAAATGGCTAATACAATCGACCAAGCCTTCATTAAGCAGTTCGAGTCCGAAGTTCACATGGCTTATCAGCGTATGGGGTCTAAACTCCGCAATACAGTTCGCACAGTAGGCAATGTAACTGGAAGCACGGTTCGCTTCCAAAAAATCGGTGCTGGTTCTGCTAACACGAAAACTCGTAACGGTGACGTTACTGCTATGGAATTGGCACACACATACGTTGAAGCAACGATGGCTGACTTCTATGCACCAGAATACATTGATCGTCTCGACGAATTGAAAATCAATATCGACGAGCGTCAAGCTGTTGCTAAATCTGCCGCTGCTGCTTTGGGCCGTAAGACAGACGAAATTCTTATCACGGCCATGGATTCGGGTGCTAACGCTACTCAGATCAACGACACATCGAGCGCCGCTGGTAAAGCTGATCTTCTGCTCCTGTTAGAAACCTTTGGTGCGGCAGAGATTCCAGAAGACGGACAACGTTATATCGCTATGCACCCAGCAGGTTTTGCTGATCTGTTCAACATTAACGAGTTTGCAAGTTCGGATTATGTTGGCGATCAAAACTTGCCGTTCGCTGGCGGGATGACAATGAAGCAATTCCTTGGCTTCAACATCTTCTCAACTTCAGCAGTAACGGCTGGTAAGAAC